CCAATCTTATCCTTTAAAGTAGCGATAACTTGTTGTTTGAAATCTTCTGGCTTTTTGTTTATTACGTTATCTACATAGTTCATTTAGAATTCCTCTTCTTTTGGTTGATATTGTTTGTTACTTTCTTCTTTTTGAATCAATTTATCTTCATATTCCATTTCCTCTTGAGTTTGTTTCAAGACTGTCTTTCTTATGGTATCGTGAGATAAATATTTACCAACTAATCCATTTTGATTAATGGCTTCATAGGCTTGCATACGTTCCTGTAATATTTCAACTTCTTTTAATTCCGCAAAATAATTGTCCTCATTATAGACATATTTTATATCTTGAGCAATTAAATCCCATTCTTCAGGCTTAATAACTTGTTTAAGTATTAAATTGGTTCTTAATAAATCTTCAAATAATAGTGAAAATTTAACTCTTAAACGATTGACAAATTTATTAAATCTTAATTCATCTCTAGTAATTTCAGATGTACGACCTAAATTGAATGAAGCACTATCATCTTGAAATCTTGATAATGGTATTCCCAAGGACTTATATAGCTTGGTTTTCATATAATTTACATCTTCCAACTCACCCAAGTTTTGACCCCCTGGCAATGTTGAAACTTCCGTACCCTTTCCACCTTCTCGTCTAGGCAACCAATAATCTTCCATAATGGATTGATAATTTTTACGGTTACTAATAGCACCTGTATTTACATCATAAGTAATCTTTGTAGAGAACTTATTCATTACGTTTTTCAAATATTGTTCAGCTTTACCAGTTGGTAAAGAACCTACATCAACATAGAAAATACGTCTTTCTGGTGCACGACTTACACGATAAACAATTAAAGAATCTTCCATCATCTTTAAGTTGTTAAATGGTTTTATAGACTTATACAAGTAACTTAGAATAACTCTACCATCAGCACTTGCTAATCCAGATGTTACATAAGTAATATTTTCTTTTGCGATTTTTACCGCACTTGTATCAGCATAGCTATTTTTACTCTTAATAGCCATTTTATCATAAATATAGTATTCTCTTATATCCTCTGTATTATACAAAGGAATAGCATTTGTTGTTGTACTTTTGACCTCACGGATTAATTTAATATCCAACGGATCAATAGGCATCAATTGTGTAACACCTTTTTTAGTGTTATTCTTATCGATCATTTTATGGAAATATAAACGACCATCTATATACCATTTTTGAAATAATCCATACGAATTGTTCTTGAAATTCAGTAGTTTTAAAACTTCCTCAAATTCTTCAAGAAATCTCTCTCTCATTTTTTCAGAAAGAACTTCTGGTTCAATTCCATCAAGATTAAGACTTACAATATCATTGAAATTATCGGGTATGATTGCTTCATTAACAACCTCTTGAATACCTTCATCAATGTATTGGTTTAAAGCTAAATTACGGTAGGTTAATATTAGATGATAATCATCTGTAGGAATATTATCAAGGTTGATAATATGTTCATTTTGACTAGCAAACCCATCTTGATTATGGATCTCAATTGCCCCATCTTCTTTATGGGGTTGTACAAAGGTTGTTCCTTTCGGATTATCCTCTATTATTTTGTTTATGTTCCAGCCAAATAATTCCATTTTAAACCTATATATTGTTTAGAACTATTTATACAATATAAAAAAGGGTAACTAAGTTACCCCAATCTATTGATATTAAATGTCAATATCCGCAACTGTCCAATAGTTATATTCCCAAGTTACTGAGAATTCACCAATTGTATCATTAGAATCATACGCTAACGCCAATTCCCCTACTTCACTAGGGAAAGCATTAATTAGTGTATACGTTCTAATAGCCGATCCATCTTCGTGACTTAATAATTCTAACACAACGGTAGCATAATAATCAGATGGTTTAATATAACCAACATTACCTTCGTGTGAAGAAATCTTTGATAACCAACTTTCAAAAGATTTACGATTTACCATATCATTATCTTCATAAAAATCAGTTGTCCAAGATGGAAAATCCTTATCTCCAGCAACTTTAATCTTTCTACCCATATAAGAGACATCAGCCAAACCAATATTAGTTGGTGGTAATGATGCCGATTTACATAAGAATGATGATTTAGTAGCATTAGTCATAAACGGACTTGTAATTGATACTTTAAATAAATTTGGTCTATAACCACCATGTTCAAAGTTGGCTATAAACTCATTAATTCCGATTCCCATTTTTTAACTCCTTATTATATTTGACCAACAACTTCATTGAAATCAACACCGTTACGAACCGCAACAAAGTTAAGCTGAATAAAGTTAATTGAATTGTTAGGTTTGATGTAAATATCACCAACAAATTCAGAACGATCAATAACTTCACCTGTATTATTAGTTTCATCACATACTACACGGAAATCATTAATTCCTCTACGACCTTGAACATCACGTAAATAAGGCTCAACTTGTGATACAAATTGTGCACGTGTGAACGCATCATTGAATTCAAATAATTGATATTTAGCTGATTTCGCAATTGCTTTTTCAAGTACAATGAATAATCTACGAACATTCAATTTTTGGAATAAACTAGGTCTTGTTAATTGAGTTCTATCACCATATAGTAATACACCCTCACCAACAAATGACACTACAGGATTAATGTTGGACTGATAAAGTTCATCACGATTTCCTTTGTTTGGATTTAATGCTAATTTAATCACGTTCTTAATTTGACCACGATTAAATCCAGCAGGACTCCACCAAGGATCTCTCGCTAAATCAGATTGTGCACAAACACCAGCAATATCCGCATTTAATGGTATCCAACGATAAGTATCATTGTGTACATCATATTGATATTTCCAACCACTATCCATAAATCCATAAGAACTTGATAAATTAATATCATTTCGTGTAGTAATAGCATTTTCAGTAGCTAATGTTTCTGGTTGATTTACAACATCTGCGTATTTTGGACTATAGAAAGCAACACAATCTTTTCTCCAACTTGCGATATTTTCTACAACGTGTTTAACAACAGTAGTATGACCATTTGCCCCAAGATTTTCACCAGCATCACCTAAAATAAGCAATGATACATCAACAACCTCGGCATTTCTAAACATATCCCAACCAAGTATTAATTCATTTTCATCAACTGAAATAGAATCAACCCCACCTAACATATTCTTTTCCCAAACATTGGCTAATGATTGATATTTACTGTTTAATGCTGGAGTATTCCAAAGAGCATCATAATCAGCACCAGGAGTTACAACCGCTGTAGCAGTAGCTTGTGTACCATTTTCAATGGCAATATCAACATTGGTTGTACCATCGTTATAATCAACACCAGCACTATCTACCGTTACACTCGCAACACTATATTCAACACTTGCTGTAGCAGTAGCAGATCCACTATCAAAAGAAACAGTAGCACTTGTATATCCAATACCACCTTGAGTAACAGTTATAGTAGCAATAGGGAAACTTAAATTAGAATCAGCTAAACCACCACCTAAACCATCTCCACCTGTAAATGAAATTGGAGCAGTTGTATAACCAGTTCCAGCAACATCAACAGTTACAGTAGCAATAGGGAAACTTAAATTACCTGTAGCAGTAGCACCAGTTCCAGTTCCAGAAGTTGTATCGGCATCAATAGTAACATTTGTATAACCAGAACCACTAGCAGTAACAGTAATTGTATCAATTACACCACCAGTTTCAGTAGCAACTTCAGCAGTAGCACCCATTCCATCACCTGTAACAGCAATTGTATCGCCACTAGCATATCCAGAACCACCACTTATAACAGCAATAGTTGATAATCCACCTAATGTATCTAAAATAGCAGTAGCAGTAGCACCCATTCCATCACCACCAATAACGACAGTTGGAACAGTTTCATAATCACCACCATTTGTAACCGTAACACTTGATAATCCACCAGCACTATCTAAATTAGCAGTACCTAAAGCACCCGTTCCATCACCTGTAATTGTAACTAATGGAGCAATTTCATAATCACCACCATCTGTAACAATGACATTATCAGCAACATTACCAGTTGGATTTAATGTAGCAGTAGCAGTAGCACCCGTACCATCACCTGTAATTGTAACCGCTGGAACAGTTGTATAACCATCTCCACCGTCAACTAACGTGATAGATTGTATTGAACCACCAATAGCCATTTCTGAACTATCTGGTACTTCTAAGAACCATAGATATTCTGATTCATTGTTTAAAACAGTACCGTAAAATATTGGCTTACCGTCTAAATCTATACCATTTCTGGCTTTTGATACAAACTGATAAGTTTCTAAAATAGCACCTGGCGTACCCGTAAATTGTCCTAACGTATCTAATACTAGAATATGTAATTCGTCATTTTCACCACCAACTGATTTTACAAACTCACTTGTTTTTGGTTTATTAGGTAAAACATCACCATATTGAGAATATACACTATCGTATGTATTTGAATCTACCATTATAATTTTGATAGAATCGCCCTTTGACCCTGGAAATTTTGATGCCATAAAAGAAGCATCACCAGTAGGTGTACCATATACTTGATCATAGTGGGTTTTATTTTTAATTAAAATACCCGTACCAGAAACATCTGAATTTAATGCTACCGCATCATCAATAACTCGTATTACATTCAAATTATTAGAATAATCTAAGAAATTTGAACAACTATACCAATCTCGGTAATTCACTTCAGTTGGTTTACCGAACCATTTTTGTAACAATTTTTTGTTTTCTAGTGTAGTATAGTCCATTACTGGACCCCACTCAAATTGACCTACAAATCCAGCACCAGATGTTGCTACCGCTGGCACGAAACCCGTTAAATCAATTTCACTAACATTAACACCTGGAGATAATTGAAATCCCATTAGTATTCTCCCTATTCAATTAAATATTTAATTTATCTTTTATCTATTTAGTATTTTTACGTTTTCAAAATTACCATTGTTCTAATGGTATATTCA